AATTATTGTTAAAATTAATATAGATACTGGCGGTGGCTCAGAAGATTATAACTTTTATATTAGTGGCTTATCCTTGGGACAATGGTCAGAAGATTTTAATAAGTATTCTTATGGCGTAAACCCAACAAGCATTCCATCAGACATAAACTTGCCTACAGCAGCAAACTTTAAAGCATTGCCAGCATATCCATATGGAACCTCTGATAACAGTGGATATTATCTTTCTCAGGGCTATAGCCTATCTTGCAAAAACTTTGGTATACCTATGGTATATGGATCTTATAATATTACAAAACTATATCCAAATGTTTATAATCAAATTACATACCCATCTTTAATTTTTCCAGGTAGTGGATTTTTAAACGAACGTGGAAGATATAATGAGTATACTGTTGAAATGTGGATAAAGATAAATGCTTCTGCTACTACACCAAGAAAAATATTTGGACCAATCGCAAGTACTGACGGATTATATGCAGATCATGCACACTTAAGCTTTAAGCTTGGAAGTCAGGTTAAGTCTCATTTTGTTGGTGAATGGTTTAGACCAATGCTAGTACATATCAGACTTTTAAAAAATTCTTTAATTGTAGTTCTTAATGGAGAAGAAGTTATTAGTTTAACTTTTGAACAGGACACAATTTCACTAGCGTCAGAATTTGTAGACGGAAAAGGCCAGGACTGGCTAGGATTTTATTCTTATGAAGATGTTGACCCAGTAGATTTAGATACATTTTCAATATACTCATATGCTATGCCAACACAAGTTGCTAAGCGTCATTGGGTTTGGGGTCAAGCAGTTATAGCACCAGAACAAACTAATTCAGCTATCAACTCTATCACTGCATTTAATGATTATGCTTTTGCTAATTATACAGCTAACTATAACTACCCTGACTTTGCAAACTGGAAGCAGGCATTCTTTAGTAACGTAGAGGCTGGATCAAAGATTCTTAGTTTGCCAGATTATCAATTGCCTGAATTTTCAATAGGAACAAATACAGTAAACGACCTATATGAAGCTATCTCAGAAATAACAGCAACAGGTGGAGACACTGACGATGCTGCAGGAATAAAGTATCTAACATTAAAACCAAACGCAAACTCTGAATGGAGTTCAGAATCACACTTTCTTTATTTTGATAAGCTTGGACTATTAAATGAACCAGTTGAAACAGTTTATGGTATTTTTAAAACTAGCGGTACAGAGGCCAATTCCCCACTTTTTAAAGTTACAAATAAACTTAACAATGACTTTTTCCTGGTGTCTATAAATGGAACTACTGTAACATACTCAGTTACTATCTCTGGCACAACAACAACAATAGCAACAAAAACCATAGAGGTTGGAAAAAAGTTTGCAGCAGGATTTAATGTTCAAAATCTTATATCTTCTCAAACTGTAGACTTTGGCAGATTTTTTGCAGATACCTCAAGCCTTGATATCTTTTTAGCTGGAGATGGCTCAAAAAAGTTTTCTGGAAGAGTCTACAAGTTTGGCTTTAATGCAGCATACAACAATCGAAAAATATCATCCTTGTATGATCAATTTGGAATTTTAAGTTCAACAATTCCAAACTCTAATACGTTATTTTCTCATACAGCCAACTACACCTTAACAACCATTAATGAATATGGACTGCTGTTTCCAGATATTGCGGTAGCTGGATACTGGGAAGACTATATACCTCTATCATATTTTAGCAAGGGTATCATAGACTATGATGGAAACCAAAACTATGAATTAGATTTTATTCAATTAAACCTAGACTTTCCAGAACCACCAGCAAAGCAATCAACCCAGACAACTTCTGCTTGGACATATCAAGACTTAAAGGATGAATATTGGGTACCAGAATTATTAACGTATGGAGATTTAGAAAACTCATATTATACTGGTTGGGAAAACTATGAAGACATGTCTGGTAATACAATTATTACAAATTTTTACAATACAGATGAAGATATAGTCAAAAGCTATGTTTCATTTCAAAAAATTAGTGATGGAGCAAATAAGAATCTTATAGAGTTTACCAACTACTACAAACCCCTGATTTCTGGAATCCTTGATCCAGATAACATTAATTCTTTAGATTGGAAAGATACAGCGTATCAAGTTACCAATGGAACAATAATTTATCCACCAAAAGAAAAATACTCTGGATCTAAAATAAACTTTAGCGACTACGCAATTGTTTGTCATTTAGAGTTTATATCAAATGGGATTCTTCATAGTCCAGTTAGACTTAGGGATCTTCAGCTTGCATCACAAGTGCTTGAAAGAACAACGTTTACTTCTGTAGGGTCTAAGCTTGGTGTCCCAGTTTACTATTATTCAAGGTCTGGACTATATTTTGATTTAAAGGGTATAACAACTTATAAAAAAAGCACCCCACATCTATATCTTAATAGACAAAGTGGTTGGAGTGTTAAAGGAGATTTTAGTCCAACAACAGATCGTGGTTTATCAATAGTAGTAAATGAATCTAGATCACAAGGATTAGAGGTAGCTCTTGTTCAGATGTGGGTTAGATTTTATCAAAATACATTTCCAACTGGAGCTATCATGATTTTTTCTATTAGTCATAAAGATGGCATAATTGACTTTTTTCTTGAAGCTGACTCAACTCAAAAAAGAGGTTTTGTTTTTGGGGTAAACAGAGAGTCACTAGAAATAATTGACACGTTAGAATATTCTATAAATGGAAATTCAGTAAATACCCCATTTTTAATTAATGAAGAATGGACAGCCCTAAGCATTAAGTTCCCAGACCTTCTTAGTTTTGACGAGGTGTCTGGAACAATTAATCTTAACGGACCACTTATGTACAACAATATATCTTATAAATTAGCTACAAACATTGAAAAATCCGAATCTATAGAAACAAGAACCTGGTTAACAGTTGAAGATCTAGATGATAATGGTACAGATAATACCTGGGGATATATAGCAGCTACTTGGAAATTACCAGAAATAGCTAGTTGGCAAGATGTCCAAATTATTTCTCAAAGCCAAGAGCTCAACATTGATCTAGAAGCTATTTATGGAGATTACGTAGGATCTAATAGGATTGTTGTTGATGACAACACTGGATTATTGGTTAATCCAGAAAAAATTACAGCTTATAAAGAAATTTCTTGGGAAAGCACTATCAAAACACCAGCTTAATATGGTATACTGTTGGTTATGGAAAACGATATTTTATCACAAGTTAGTAATGTCCGTAGAAAAGTAATTGAGACTGACGTTGAGTGGGGTCTTTATGTCTATAAAAAAGCAGATGGCAAGTACTTTACAGATGGAAACGGAAACGTTTTAAACATCCCCTCAATGAAGGGCGATCTTTCAAAAATGTCAGAGTTGTTTAATGCAGCTAAATACCATGGCGATTCAGGCGATGGGGAAGCAAAGTTTGTTCCTGGACTAACCAGGGTATCTGACGAGACACATTCGGAACAAGTAGATCGTATGAAACAAGGATATATCCCATCTATGACTGACTACGGAGCCTGGGCAGATGCTCAAAAGACTGTTGACGTTTATGGACAAGAAGCATTGGAAGTAGATTAATGGAACAGAACGAATATTATATTGGGGCATCTCTTAATACTGAAGAGGAAGCCGTTAATCAATTTAAAGAGCAAGACCCATTTAACAAAAACTGGGAATCTTTAAAGTCTTATGACGGACTAGAGAAAAACTTTAAGCGTAGAACAGAAAGACTTATAAAGGTTCAGTATGACTACGCTACTCCAAACAATGCAGACCCAGCTTCAGATTCATATCTTACAGCTGCTTCATCAAGACCAGCTGGTATAGATGGTTCTGAAAGCAAGCAGATTAATCCTGGGTCTGTCTATAGAAATGGTTATGGACTGTTTGACGTAATTACCCCACCATATAACATGTATGAGCTAGCAAACTACTACGACTCCTCATTTGCAAACCACGCAGCTATTGATGCAAAGGTTGCTAATATTGTTGGTCTTGGATATTCCTTCCACGTTACAGACCGTACAACACTAAGGCTTGAGTCAAGAGAAGAAGACAGCACTGCAGTTGAAAAAGCTCGCAAAAGAATTGAAAGAATGAAGATTGAGCTAGCTGACTGGCTAGAGTCTATGAACGACGATGACTCATTTACTACTACAATGAAGAAGGTTTTGATTGACTACGAGTCAACTGGAAATGGCTACCTTGAAATTGGAAGAACTGCTTTAGGACAGATTGGATATGTTGGTCACGTTCCAGCAACTACTATTCGTGTTCGCAGACTTCGTGATGGATACCTTCAGATTATTGGAAACAAGGTTGTTTACTTTAGAAACTTTGGGGCAAACAATCCAAACCCTGTAACAGGAGACCCAAGACCAAACGAACTTATTCACTACAAGTCCTACTCTCCTCTTAATACCTTCTATGGCATTCCTGATATTCTTTCTGCTGTAAGCTCTCTTGTTGGAGATTCACTTGCTGCACAATACAACATTGACTACTTCCAGAACAAGGCAGTGCCACGTTACATTATTACTCTTAAGGGTGCAAAGCTTTCTGCTGATGCAGAAGACAAGATGTTCCGCTTCTTACAGACTGGACTAAAGTCTCAGTCACACAGAACTCTTTACATCCCACTTCCTGGAGACTCTGATGGAAATAAGGTTGATTTTAAAATGGAGCCAATTGAAAACGGTATTCAAGATGGATCATTCAAAGAGTATCGTAAGCAGAACAGAGATGACATTCTAATTGCTCACCAAGTACCAATCTCAAAACTTGGTGGCTCAGGAACTGGAATAGCAGCAGCTCTTTCTCAAGACCGTACATTCAAGGAGCAGGTTGCCAGACCAGCACAAGAACACCTTGAAAAGATGGTTAATAAGATTGTTAAGGAAAAGACAGACATCCTTGAGCTTAGGTTTAATGAGCTAACTCTGACAGATGAAATTGCACAATCTCAAATTCTGGAACGTTATGTTCGTAATAAGATTATGGTTCCTAACGAAGCTCGTGAGCTACTTGACTTGCCCCAGCGTAAAGATGGAGATGTCCCAATGGAATTAAATCCTAGACAGGCAGCAGATGCCGTTGCTAACACAAGGCAAAATAGGCAAAGAGATTCTGAAAGAACAAATAACTCCTCTGACAGTCCAGCGACACTTTCTGGACGTAATGCACAGGGTGAAGGAAGATCAAGCGAATAGTGTGATATACTGTAAAAAGTTATAAAACCGATAAAATGTTTGCTATAATTAAAGGGATATGAATATTAATAAGGCACAATGGGTGACTGACGGCGACAATGTTCGTCTGTCAATGCCTATTGGTAAAGTGGATAAAGAGCGCAGAGTCGTTTCTGGTTTTGCTACCCTTGACAACGTAGACAGGCAGGGTGATGTCGTAGACACATCTGCTAGCCTTACAGCATTCAAAAATTTCCGTGGTAATCTTCGTGAAATGCACCAGCCCTCAGCAGTAGGAAAGGTAGTATCTTTTAAAGAAGATCGTTACTTTGACCCAAGCACAAAGAAATTCTATTCTGGTGTTTATGTTTCTGCTTATGTTTCTAAGGGTGCACAAGATGCCTGGGAAAAGGTTCTTGATGGAACTTACTCAGGTTTTTCTATTGGGGGTAACATCAAGAAGTATGACGACAAAGTAGACAGCGGTAGTGATACTCCAATTCGTATAATTAAAGAATACGAACTACACGAACTATCTCTAGTAGACAATCCAGCAAACCAGTTTGCAAATATTTTTTCTATTGAAAAGGTAAATGGACAAACAACAATTGATGGATATCTTTCTAAAACAGAGATTGAAAATGTTTTCTGGGATTCAGAGAATGACATAGTTTTCCTATCAGAAGGAGACTCAGCGGAGAGTCCAAAATCTGGTAAGGCAATGCAGAATATTGGATTTGTTGAAAAGACAGATTCAGACAATTCTGAAATGATAAAGTTCTTGGTTGATAGTGCTAAAGGCATTAATACAATTGAGATTAACAAGGAGGTAAGTCCTATGGATGAAACAACAAACGAGGCAGTAGAGGTTGCAGCAGAGGCTGTAGCTGAAGAGGCTGTTGTTGAAGAAACACAGGTCGCTCCAGAGGCTGATGCCCCAGTAGAAGCAACAGAAGGTTCCGTAGAGAAGGCTGTAAAGTCTGACGATATGGATGAAGACGACAAAGAAGACGAGGACGAAATGTCTAAGTCTAAGGACAAGAAGTCTTACGATGAGGATGAGGACGAAATGTCCAAGGCCAAGTCAGCTATGCCTGATGATGAAGACAAAACTGAGGTAGCTAAGTCAAACGATGTTGTTGAGGTTGCAGTAGCAGACCTAACAGCTACCGTTACAAAAGCCTTTAGCGATCTATCTGAAATTGTAAAAGCACAAGCTGATCAAATTTCAGAACTAACAAAGTCTATAGAGGCAGTTAAGAACGATGTAACTGCTAACAAGGCTGTATTTGATGAATTTGGAAAGAGAGTAGACGCTGTAGTAGCTGACACCGCTTTCCGCAAGTCTGGCGATCTTGGCGAGATCGTACAGGAACTTCCAGAAATGAAAGTTCAAAAATCCCTATGGGGAGGTCGTTTCCTCACTAATAACGACTTATTTAAATAAAAATCACTAGGAGGTGAAATATATGTCGGAAAAAGAAATTAATAAAAACTACCCAGGTACAGACGCAAGTACTGTAGCTGAAATCAACGGCGACGGTGCATTTGCATCAGGAGCTGTAGGTGGTGCAACAACAACTAACGTAGATGGTAACCTATCTCCAGCAGCTAGCCTTGGAAACATTGCTACGCCTCTCTGGGGCTCAACAGGCGGTGCCAATGCAGTTAATCCAACAGGAACTCCTGGTGGTATTCTAGCTCCAGAGCAAGCTCGTCGCTTCATTGACTATGTTTGGGACGGTACAGTCCTTGCAAAGGATGGACGTAGAGTAACAATGAGAGCTAACACCATTGAACTTGAAAAAGTTAACGTTGGAGAGCGTGTCATCCGTGCAGCAGCACAGGCTGACCCAACCTTTACAAACGCAGGTGCTACCTTTACTAAGGTTGAACTTACTACCAAGAAGATTCGTCTAGATTGGGAAGTATCAACTGAAGGACTAGAAGACAATATTGAAGGTGGTGCTCTTGAGGATCACCTAGTTCGTCTAATGACAAACGCTTTTGCGAATGACATTGAGGATCTAGCAATTAACGGTACTGGAGCTGGCAACAACGCATTCCTTAACATTATGGAAGGCTTTGTTAACAAGGCAACCACAACAGGAGATGCACACGAAGCAGTTGTAACAGTAGTAGATAACGCATGGACTACAGACGTAATGCAGGATATCATTCTTGCAATGCCACGTAAGTATCGTGCACTTAAGAATAACCTTAAGTTCTACGCAGGTACAGACGCATTCCAGGGCATCGTAAAGAACAACGGTACTCTTGCAGACGCAATTGCTGAGGCATTTGTTAACAAGGGTCCAGGTACTGAGTCTAACCGTCAGGCATACCTTGACGGAGGGGCACAGACCTTTGGAGGAGCACGTACAACTCGTGTTCTAGGTATCGAAGTTCAGGAAGTTCCTTACTACCCTGCAGGATATGTTGACCTAACATTCCCACAGAACCGTGTATGGGGATTCCAGAGAGACATCACTGTAAACCGTCAGTACGTTCCAAAGAAAGACACAATTGAGTACACAGTATTTGTACGCTTTGGTCTTCAGTGGGAAGAGCTAGACGCTGTTGCTTATGGAGACGCAAACTCTTCAGACAGCTAGTATCAACTGATTAAAACATTAGGGGGCAGATGAAAGTCTGCCCTCTTTTGTTATATTCTGATATAATTAAAATTGGAGAAAATTATGGCTGAACTTATTTTTAATAGTGAAAACACTACAGATAAGGTTGCTGTATACTCTTCTAAGAATTTATTTAAATATGGTCTTGGAGAGTTAAAAATTGGATACAATATTGTAACCAAAGAAGCTTCAGATTTTTGGACAACTCGTGATGCAGTTCGTATAGCTACCCCAGAAGAAGTGTCCAATGCTTACCCCAGGAGTAAATAATGATCGTACTTAGACAGGCACCATATACTAATTTTATTAGCTATGCCTTAACCGCATCAACAGAATACAAGCTTAGAATTGAAGACTCTGATTATGATGTAGTTTTTGAAGACTTTATAACATCTACAAATACTGGAGCCTTAACAGTTGGCTGGTCAGGTGTTTATGGAGAAGATGACATTCCTTATGATTTTACAAAATATGACGACACCTATCATTTAGAAATTACAGACGATACTGATGTTGTTGTACAAGATAATCTAACAGTAGAAAGACCCTACGTTGATCCAAATACGCTTGGAGAAACGGCAACAGAGATTGCAGTAGCAAAAGAAAATGAAAGACTTGCAAGGGCAATAATTGATTCAATTACTGGTGGTTTTTATTTTAGAACCAAGTGGATTGAAACAGTTGGACAAAGCACAGACTATATGCCACTTTGGGATCAAGTCTATAAAATCTTAAAGGTTTATGAAAATGCAGAATTAGTCTATGATTCATCTTTAGAGTTTCCAGCATTGGGACCCTGGAACTATATAACTACTAGAGATAAGACAGCCATTACAAAAGATCCAACCTATACAATTACTGATTTTAATCGCTCAGAGTCCAACCCAGTAGGTTTAAATATTGCATCATCAGATTCTATAAGCATGTTTGATACATCTGATAGTGGAAATACTATAGCTCTAAAATCTGGGGTATTGTTTCCTCAAGGAACAGACTACCTATTCTTCTTAGAAACAGGATATAGAGTCATTCCTTATGATATTCAAGACGCTACTAAAATGTTGATTAATGATATTTCTTGTGGAAAACTAGAATACTTTAAAAGATATGTAACAGACTATTCAACAGATCAGTTTAAAATTAAAATTGATATCTCTTCTCTTGCAGGAACAGGAAATATTTTGGTAGATAAAATTCTAGATAGGTACGTGACTAACGTAAAGAAGCCAGGAATTCTATAATGGGATGCTGCGATAATACCACAGACTTTGTTTATCCAATGCTTGCAGATGTTTATTATCCAATAATTACGCAAGGTCCATTTGGAGAAATTAAAAAAGAATGGGTTTTTGATCGCACAATTTCTTGCAATGCAACCCCTATAGGAGGAGCAGGCACTGAACAAATTAAGCCAGATATGTTCTTACAATATGAAGACAAGCTAATCGTAAGAAGCAGGGCAGACCTAAGAATAACATCTAAGCTATCTCAAGAAGCAACAACCAATATAATAATAACTAACATTAGATTTTCTACTGGCCAACTTATTTATAAAGAAACCGCTGGTCCCAGAGCAAACAGAGGTACTATCTATGAGATTGGTACTCTAGAACCGTTTACTGGTCCATTCAACAGTATTGAATACTACAAGATGCTTTGGAGAAGAACTGAATCACAAGCAGTAGGCGACTAATGAAGGTTAATCTTAATGCTACAGCTATGGAAAAAAGTCTGCAAAATATTGTAGATTATTCTTTTGGTTTTCTTGAGGGGGCTCAAAATGGTAAAAGGGTAATGCTAGATAATCTTGGTCAAAGCACCATAGAGGCTTTAGGACAATACATAGACGCAATGGCCAGGGGAGATCAGTATGCCATGCATCACGTATATGAATGGTATCAGACTGGTTCACCAGCAGCCAGACTTTTTGATTTAAATTATACTGTAAGCAATGCTGGACTTTCACTTAAGTCATCATTCAGACAGTCAAGTAGTATATCTGATGACAGCAATGAGCCATTTTACGATAAGGCAAGAATTATGGAAAATGGAATTCCAGTAACTATAACTCCCAAAAGAAAAGCTTTAGTTTTTGAAGAAGGTGGAGAAACCATTTTTGTTTCTAAACCAATCACAGTTAATAATCCTGGTGGAACAGCTGTAGAAGGAGCTTATGAAAGAGTTTTTGACACATTTTTTAAATCATACTTTACTCAGGCATTCTTAAAGTCATCTGGACTATTTGACTATATTTCAAAACCAGTATTGTATAAAAAGAATGTCCTTGCAGGCTCTATGGGTGGACGTTCAGTTGGCAAAAAAGTAGGGTATACTTGGATTGCAAACGCAAAAGTAGGAGTTGAGAAATGACAACATATAAAGCATCAGATTTACCATTTCCACCACACTGGATTAATGAGTATCTATATAAAAAGCTTTCTATGTATGAGGGAATCAACATGTCTGAGGGTTCAAGCATAAGCGGGGTAGTTCCAATATTTGCAGTTACCCCAACAAACACAGAAGAAATTTATAAAAACTTATCACAATCAGTTCAAGTAGAACAGCCACTATTAATTCAATACGACAGACTAATTAGGTTTAGACAAAACTCATTTTACCCTAGAAAAAGAGAACAGCTTTTATATTACTTATACAGTACAGATCTAGCAACCGTAAATTACGCAAACATCCTTATTTCTCAACTTTTAGACAGAGAAGACGCAGCAGCTCAAGACTTAAATTCTTTTATTAAAGATGAATCTGACCTTAATTTTCCACACAACGTATTTTTTCACAGCTTAAGAGTTTACCAAGCAGACGAAACCAGGGATGTTATTGAGCTGGCATCCGCTAGAACGGTATTTATTAATAAGCTTATTATTGAGTATGACTATCACGCAAACTGGGGAACTGTCAACGACACCCAAAATCAATTTAAATAAAAAGACTGATATAATTAGTCTTGAGGAAACAACCGCCAATTACAACTAAATACCATTTTTCCTATTAGAAAGAGGTGAAAATTATGGCATATACTCGTGGTGACTCAACCAACATTATTGTAGGTGCAGCTTCGTTCTTCGTTGCTGACACAGTACTGGATATCAGTACTAGACCAACTTTTGTTGACAATGAGTCTTATCGTGAAACACTATCTGATGACCCAGGTTTTACAAACATTGGTTACACAATGAATGGACTTGAGATTCAGTTTCAGCCAGACTTCGGAGAAGTTCAGGTTGACCAGCTACTAGACGTAGCTAAGCTATACAAGCAGGGAATGCAGGTTAATCTTAACACAGCATTTGCTGAGGCTACACTAGAGAATCTTCTTATTGCTCTTGCATATGGAGATAACAAGCTAACTGGAACACTTGGATCCCTTGCAACTGGACGATCATTAGATTTGTCCGCAGGAGAGCTTGGTGAGTGCCCAGTAGAGCGTGGTATCATTGCAGTAGGTCCAGGTACAGGTGACTGTGAAATTGGTTCTGCTCTTGAGCGTGTTTACGTTGCATACCGTGCATTGTCAATTGAGAATGTTACAGTATCAGCTAAGCGTGATGAGGCTTCCATGTTTGAAGTATCTTTCCGTCTTCTACCAGATGACTCAGAAGGATCTTATGGAAAAATCATTGACCGCACAGTCAACGCAACATCATAATCTATAAAAGCTAAAAGACGGACCCACTCTTTAATAGGAGTGGGTTTTGTCGTTTTATGGTAAACTTATATTATGCCAACAGAAGTATATAAAACAGGATATGTAAAAACAATTGATGGATTAGAGATTGAAATAATACCAATTAAAATAAAATATCTAAGACAATTAATGGCTGCATTTGACAGCGTTCAGCAATCTCAAAATGAAGAAGAAACTATTGAGGTGTTAGCAGAATGCTGTAGGATAGCTATGAAACAATACTATCCAGAGTTTTCTAAAGATGTTTTTCAGATTGAAGATAATTTTGATTTAGACTCAATATATGACATATTAAAATATTCAGCAGGTATTGACATTAAGAAAAACTCAGATGAAGCAGTTGTTGATCAGGCTAAGAAAGAAGATAACGAATCTAGCTGGAATAGCCTAGACCTAGCTAAGCTTGAGTCAGAGGTATTTTTGCTGGGTATTTGGAAAAACTTTGACGAACTAGAATCATCTATATCTATAGAAGAACTAATGCAAATACTATCTATTACAAGAGATCTAGATTATGAAGAAAAGAAGTTTTCTGCAGCACTTCAGGGTATAGACCTAGATAGTCAAAGCGGTAAGGGTGATCAAAAGGTCAAGGGTCAAAAAGAATGGGAAGACATGAAGGCTAGGGTGTTTAGTGGTGGAGCAACTTCAGACTCAGACGATGTTCTTTCTTTACAAGGACAGAACGCAAAAAAGGCTGGTTTTGGTATTGGGATGGGCCTAGGGTATGAAGATCTTAGAGACCCAAAGGTCTTGAAAAAAAGCTAGCTTGTGATATAATAAGTATAACCTAACTATGGGTAGAACAAGGAGAAAATAAACATGGCAACAACAACTTATGAAGCAGAAACACTAACACTTATTGATGGAACAACCATTCAGGTTCGTCCATTGAAAATTTCACTACTAAAGCCTTTTATGAAAAAGTTTGAGGGAGTAACAGCAGTAGCAGAAGACAACGAGAAATCAATGAATCTTCTTCTAGAATGCGTAGCAATTGCAATGAAGCAGTATAGCCCAGAGCTAGCTACTGATCCTGCAAAGCTAGAGGAACTGCTAGATTTACCAACAGTCTACAAGATTGTTGAAGCTGCATCAGGTGCCAACCTGACTGGGGCAAACATTATTGCATAAATAGAAAAGGTGAATATTAATGGCTGATGTTAATGCCAATATTGGCGTAAGCATTGATACATCTGATGCTTTAAATCAGCTTAAGAGTCTGCAACGACAGATCTCTCAATTTCACCAATCAGTAGCAAAATCATCTTCAGCTGCAGCCATAGCCCAACGTGATCTGCAGAAGAACTTTATTAATGGCGTAAATGCTATTAAAGGTTTTTCTGCAGAATTACGTACGGTTAGAACTAGTGCAGAAACATTTACAAACTCCCTTGAGAAAAATAAATTCTCTATCCAGCAATACTTTAGGTATGCTGCAAGTCAAACAAAAACATTTGGTAAAAACTTTACCTCAGAGTTTGCAACAATTGAAAAAACCGCAATAGAGCGTGTAAAGACTCTGCAGACTCAATATGTAAAAATGGGTCGTGATGCTCAAGGTGCAATGCAAGCTATTGCTATTAGACCTACTGTCCTTAATATGAAGGACCTGGGAACTCAAACAGCAATCGCTGCTCAAAAACAAGTAATCTTTAATCAATTAATTAAGCAAGGATCAACTAACCTACTAAACTTTGGTAAGAATACTCAGTGGGCTGGTCGTCAGCTTATGGTTGGTTTTACTCTACCTCTTGCCAGTCTTGGTATTACTGCTGGACGTGTCTTTATGGACATGGAAAAAGCAGCACTCAAGTTTAAAAAAGTTTATGGAGATTTGTTTACTGCTCCTGGAGAAACTAATAAAGCTCTAGATTCCATTATGGAACTTGGCCTTGCATATACTAAATATGGTGTTGCAGTTTCAGACTCTCTAGAGGTAGCGTCTGAGGCAGCAGCCGCTGGTTTTCAAGGGGTAGCTTTACAAAATCAGACCACAGCAGCTCTAAAGCTATCTGTACTTGGACAAATAGAATTGCAGCAGGCATTGGAAACAACCATTGCTTTGCAAAATGCTTTTAATATTTCATCTCAAAATCTAGCTGGAGAAATTGACTTTCTTAACGCAGTAGAAAACCAAACAGTAGTATCGCTTGACGACATTACTGAAGCTGTGCCAAGGGTAGCACCAGTTATTCAATCTCTTGGTGGAGATGTTAGAGACCTAGCCTTTTTCCTAGCAGCTATGAAAGAAGGTGGCATTAATGCCGCTCAAGGAGCTAACGCACTTAAGTCTGGTTTAGCGTCATTAATTAATCCATCAGAGTCAGCCACTCAATTTATTGGCCAACTAGGCATTGATCTTAGAGGAATTGTTGCTAGAAATAAAGGTGATATTAGTGGAACAATAGTTGAGTTTGCAAAATCCTTAGATACCCTAGATCCACAAAGAAGAGCTCAGGCAATTGAACAACTTTTTGGAAAGTTCCAGTTTGCAAGAATGTCAGCACTTTTTGACAACGTTGTTAAAGATGGTAGTCAGGCAGCACGAGTTCTTGATTTAGCTGGAGCCTCAGCAAGTGATCTAGCAGACATGGCAAATAAAGAGCTTGGGGTTTCTGCAGCCTCTGCAATGAATAAATTTAAGGCATCTGTTGAACAGCTAAAGGTGGCTCTTGCACCAGTAGGAGAAATGTTCTTAAAGATAGCAACACCATTTATTGATTTTGCAACTACAGTTCTAAAAGCATTTAATAGTCTTCCAGATGGACTGAAACAAATAATTGGAACTGTGGTTACTGTTGTTGGAGGCTTAGGCCCAGTTCTCTTAATGACTTTTGGTCTAATTAATAATGGTATTGCTAATATGATTAAGTTCTTTGCTACCGTTCGTCTTGGCTATTTAAAGATGACTGGTCAGGCAAAGGGTATTGGTGACGAAACTCAATACATGACTCAAGAGCAGCTAGAGGCTGCAGCTGCAGCTGCTTCGCTTGACCAGGCCCACGCAGGACTGACGCAAAGGTTTACAGCAGAAAAGACTGCAGTAGACCAGTTACGTATCGCCTACGAGGCAGCAGCGGCCGCAGGGGCTAGGTTTGCAATGCTTAACCCAGGCATGATGAAGCCAGGATCTGTTGCTGCTCCAGTAAAAATGGCAAAGGGTGGGGTGGTAACTGTTGGTGGTCGTGGAAACAAAGACACAGAGCCAGCACTTCTAACTCCTGGTGAGGCAGTTATCCCTGCAGAGATGGTTAAAAAGTATGCCCCTCTAATTGAAGGCATGATTGCAGGAAATATTCCAGGGTACGCCAAGGGCGTCATGCTTGGAATGCCAAGGTCAGCAAAGTCTGTATCTAAAAATAGAGATGCTTCCCAAGAAATATATGAAATGTTCTTAAAGAGTAGTTATGCAAATACAGCTCCTACAGAATATGGTCATCAAATTTCTCCAACATCTGGACACAGTTTCCCAATCTTTGGTCTTGGCGGGGTATACAAAAAAGGTAATAAGCAAGTATTCGTAAAGCCAGTGTTAGACGAAAAAGCAGCACTTGCTGAAATGCGATCAACTGAAATTTCAAGAAGGGCTCACGGTCTAGAAGCACCAGAACAAAGAATTGTTGTAATAAGAGACCCAATGGATACAACCAGAACTAGAAGGTTCTTGGCATTAGAATCCGACCTTGATCCAAAGTTTGTTAATAATCAGCCCATGGGCTTGTTTAATGAAGAGCAATACTTTAGACAATTAGTTGCATCGCTACTACGTGTTGATAAAGATTTGTCTGGCTCAAACGTTTATGGAAACGTTGTTGCAGATGCTGGACCATCTGGTGTATTTAGCAGGGCATCTGGTTTAAGAGATTACGAAAACAATCTTCCATCAATGGAAGAGCAAGCAATTGTAAATCTACTTGGCATTAAGGGTGGTGCTAAGAGAGCTTTTGCAGAATCAACATTAGGCTTGATGGCAGGACTAACTCCAGAGCAATATAAGGCTAAGATGCTTGGAGAAATTCAAAAGGTTCTTCCAAGACTTAAAGAAACAATTGCATCTTTTAAATTAACCAATCCAACAGAGGTTGGCGTTTACGACGACATGATTAGAAGGCTTGAGGCTGGTCTTGGTGTTGACTGGAGCAAGTTCCACGCTATTCACTCTGCAGTAAAACCAGCTAAGCCAAAGGCTGGAACACAGGCAGCCCCACTTGAATTGGCAAACGGAATTGTTAGCGTACCAGGACCAAAGGGTGCAGGAGACGTTACACCAGCAATGCTAACTCCTGGTGAAGCAGTTATACCTGCAGAAATGGCAAAAAAGTATGCACCCTTAATTAATGCAATGATTGCAGGAAATATTCCAGGGTATAGCCGTGGAGTAAAAATTCCAGCAGTAAGTAACCTAGAGAGTATGTTTGGACAAGATGGCTCTGCCCCAACGAATGTTTCTCACTCAAAAGGTTTTTCCCCAAGAGAATTTTTAGAAACAGCAAGAGCTGTAACTCTGGTTAGCGACGAGTTGAGAAATATGAGAATTCGAGTCGTAGAGTTAACAACAAGCGTAGACGATTCTGGAAAAAAGGTAAACACCGTAACTGAAAGATTTATGACTTTAGGAGAAGCTGTTGAAAGATATGACCCAGAAGAGCACGATGCCTTAGTAGGAGGAAAGGGTTTTGGAGCTACTGGAATTTTAGAAGGAAAAGTTAGAAATCAAAGGGCCTATACTGCTGCTGGTATTTCTGGAGGTGCAACCAATTTAGAAGAAGTTGTTGAAAATGGAAGACTGGCAGGAATAGAACTAGAAAGAATTGGAGACGATGGATCAGAGCTAGCAAATGAACTAAGACTTTTAACAGAAGAAGGAGAGGAGGCAAGAATAGCCTTAAGTAGTGTTGATGCAGTACAGGCTGATTACAACTTTGTAATGGATCACGCTACAAAAGCTCTTGAGCAAGCAGCACTAAAAGACACATCGTATAAAACTATACAAGATGCTCGCAACGCAGCTGCAGAAAGAACTGCAATAATTCAAGAAGCATATAACAAGGTTATCCAAAATGGAGGAACTGCAGAAGAGGCTCTAGTTGCAGCAAAACTTGCTTTAAAAGAACAAATCTTTAAAGCTTCTAAGTTTGTACAAGATGAGGCATTAACAATTGGAGTTGGTCCAAGGGGAACTGGCGGTGGAAGACTCAGAGACGTAATGACAACAAGAGGAATCAAGAGTGAAGATGGTGGCGTTGAGTACGCAAACGCAGATCCTAACTTTATTGGTCCAGCAAACAAAGTCAAGGTTACTGGTGGTAGAGATAATAAAACTATTTCGGCAATGATTGTTAGAGACGAAGCTGTTCAGTCAGAACTTAAGGCTGCTGAACAAAGAGCTTTGGGAAATCTTGAAGCGGTAGGTACTACAGTAGATCAAGCAGCCGCTAAGCTTGTAAATGGATTTTTAGATAGAATAAAAGAGTCTCTTAGAAAAGCAACAGAAAAAGGTCTTGGCGTAAGCTCTCCAGCTGAAGAATTTACAAATCTTTCAAATAACGTTAAAGCTGGAGTTCAAGAAGCAGGACCAGAAGCTAAAAAAGCTGGGGAGGTTCTTGGAGAAACAGTAGTAAACACTGCTGCACAACAAGGAAAGATAAGAAGGGCAAGTTCTGACCCAGCAACTCAAGCAGACATAGACAGAAGAAACCAGCAAAACACACAATCAACTAGAGACTCAGCAAACATAGTTGCAGGAACACCAAGAGGACCTAGAAGAGTTACACGTGAGGGCGATAAAGAGCTTAGGGAGCAACAGGTAGCTGGTTCAATGCAAGGTCTAGGACAGACAGTCACAAGAACCAAAACAAACATGGACAAGATGATGAATACAGCGTCTCAAGCAACGATGGCCTTGTCTTCAGTATCTGGTATTCTTTATATGTTTGGTGGAGAAATGCAAGGAGTTGCTGGAACAGTTTCTTTGGTTTCTGGTGGACTGTTTGCATTAATCTCAATAGTTAAGGCATATCAAGACCTTATGATAACAGAAAAAGCCTTAGCGAGGCTTGCTGCAGTTCAGGAAGCAATTAGGCTAGCAGTAACAGCAGCAGCCACTGCAGGAACAGGAGTCTTTGGAACTGCAGTCTCCGTGACTGGTGCAGCTTTGTATGCCGCTCTTGGCCCCATCGGATTAGTTGTAGCAGGACTAGCTCTTCTTGCTGGCGGGTTTATGCTGTTCAATCATATTGCAGAAGAAACTAGAAAAAGAATTGAGGGCCTTGGCAACGCAGCTAGCTTAAGCGAAGAAAAGCTAAAATTCCTTGCAGATAAATTTAATGTTACAGCTAAGAGCATTAATTGGGCGGACAGAGCTAAAGCAATGTTGGCAACTTCTGGAAAATCAACGGAAGAACAAAAACAAGTTGTAGACTTAATGATAGATCCAGAATTTGAAAAAGAATTTGCATCAGAAATTTCTGGAATAAAGAATGCAACTAAAGAAGAAGCACAACTTGCATTGGAATCTTTGGCAACACAGCTTCGTAATTCAGGATTTGAAGATGAGGCAGTCAGTGCAATTATTTCATCAATTGCTGCAAAAGCAGAACAAACTGATTTACAGCTAAACTTCAAACCAATTTTTATTACTGATCAAAGTAGTGCAACTGCTGCAGCAGATTTAGCAAAAGAAGCAATTGCAAACTTTGACAAAGCAGTGTCTGAACAAGAAGCAAAAGGAGTTACTCAAAGAGGTGGCAAAGGTAGCCAGCTACAAACTGTAAAAACAGAAACTCAAAAAGAAACTCAGGCTGCAGCTGGTGTAGCAAAATCATCACTTGACTCTTTAACCATCGCTTTTGAAAGTGGAAATATATCAGCAGATATTTATAATCAATCACTTTCTGACTTGTTTAATACTTTAAACTCTGCAGAACAACCATCTTGGATGTTAGATTCATTAGCAGAAAAAATGGGACTTCAAGATGTAGTTAAAGGCTTAACAGATGCAGCAGACAAGTCTTTGGCTTTGCAGGCTGCTGTTGCTGGGATTGATGCCTCTGATGACCTAGACATTCTAAAAGAGGCTAGCAAAGAAGAAAACAAAGATAATAAAACTATACAGGACAACGCAGTAAAAGCTAGAAAGCGTATTGCTGCAGCAATAGTGACACAAACCAAAGCTCAACAAGCAGCAAATGAGGCAAAGCAACTAAGCAATACTCTAGAACAAGACAGCATTGAAGCTGAGTCTATTCAAGCATCAATTGACGCTTATCACACTTTAGTTGCTGCAGGAATGGATGCCGAACTTGCTTACCAACTTACAGGAGATGCCGCTCAGGTAGCTGCGCTAAAAGCAGCCATGGCCACAGATGCAATTAATGGAAACACTGCAGCTGTAGATGCTTTTAAACTCAGTGCTGAAGGTCTTGATGCTTTAAAGAAAGAAAGAGAAGGTTTAAAGCCAGGTGGCGGTGGTGGTGGTGGACAAAAGTCTGCATTCCAACAAGCAATGGATCAACTTAAAGAGCAACAAAAAGAAGCTAAGAGTAGTATCATGGCTTATGCCAAACTAAGATCTGCTGGCTTTGCAGTTGGCGAAGCAACTACAATTGCAAAAGACTCAATGCTTGCTGCTGCTTTAGCATCTGAAAAAGTTGGCAGTAAAAAATGGAATGAGCTGGTAACAGCAATTAGAGCAGCTAGGGCAGAAGAAGAGGCTTGGCTAAACTCAACACCAGAAGGTAGAGCAGAGCATTTTGCAGATGTTTACTCAAAGGTTATGGATGTATTTAATGCTCAAGAAAATATTATAAACATGAATAATGAAGCTGCAACTGCTACAACTAGAAAAATGATTGAAGCCCTTGAAAAGCAAATTGACGTATATCAAAGAAGATCTGCTGAACTTGAAAGAGACTTAGAAAAGATTTCTGAAAAAGAAGATGAAATTAACAAGGCTTATGATGAAAAGAATAAATCACTTGAAAAAGTAAAGAAGATAAATCAAGATATTATTAATCAGCAAAAGTCTCAGCTGTCTATTGCTGATGCATTGTCTCAAGGAGATATTGGCGCAGCGGCCAAAGCAATTCAAGACTCTAGAGCTCAAAACGCAGCTGCTCAGGGAGATGCTATTGGCAATGCTCTTGACGCATCAAGACAAGCAGAACTAAAAGCATTAACACAAAATGGAAAAACTAGGGCTGAAATTGAAGATGAAATTAAACGAATTAAGAAAGAAATTGAAACTATTGAGTTTGGAGCTTTGCAAAATGCAAGGGATGCTGTTGAGCTAGCTGATGAACTAGCTGCAGCCGCAATAGAAAACCTTAGAGTTCAAGGTCTAAGTAAAACTGAATGGGAAAATATCAATACAAGAATTGATGCGTCTAAAGCAAATGCGGCTCTATATGAAGCAGAAGTTGCCAAAGCACTTATAAATGCTCAGGGTCTTGTGGGAGAGTGGAGTAAACTAAACGATACCTACACAACTACTCACGTTGTTAACACTATTCATACCTCTAGTGGTGGTGGAAGCGGCGGTAACGGTAGTACAACTACTACAACAAATGATCCAAATGCTGATAATCCAACAACTCAGGCAAATAGGATTAGACAGGCTATGAATGATAGGGCTATTTCAGCAAAAGTTTCTGCAGAACTACGCAAAGCCGCTGGAGTAAGTAACTCTACTGGGGACAGAGCAGAGGCACTGATAAATAGCTATCTTGCAAAAATAACAAAGGCTCAGGCAGACGCTATTCTTAGAGCAGCTGGAGCTCTGTCAACAGGCGGCGGTGGAGGTGGTGGCCGCATGCTAATGGCAGCTAAAGGTGGAATGATAAGTCCAAGCTTATTTGCAAGTGGAGGATTTGCCAAAGGTACTGACACAGTTCCATCTATGCTAACTCCTGGAGAGTTTGTAGTAAATAAAGCTTCAACAAAACGATTTGCACCATTGCTTCAAGCCATTAATAGTGGAAACTTTAAATACTCTACTCCGTCTGGATTAACAGTTCCAAACGACTTTTCAAAACCAGTTTACAATATGCCAGAAAAAGCTTATGCACCTGCTGGTGGAACTATGCCACTAAATAGTCAATTGAATACCGCATCTTCTTTGACATCACAAGACAATTCAGTGTATAATTATAGCTTGAGTGTAAACGTTGACGGTACAAATGCCAGCCCAGACCAAATAGCTAATGTTGTAATGAAAAAATTGCAGGGCATTGATTCTCAAAGAGTTAGAAGACAGGTGATTAGATAATGACAGTAACACAAAACTACATGTCTAATAGAAGACTAAGAGGGCCAGCCGCTGGTCGTCCACAGGCAATGGTATGGGCTGATGAGACTCCAACAGTTACAGGAGAAGGATACTTAATTCCTGTAGGATACGAACTTGGATCTAATGAAACTGGTCTTACAGCACAACAGCTAGAACAGTCTTTTATAATCCTTTCTGACCATAACAGATCTGAAATTAACGTTTCTAATGAACGAATTGAACAACGTCAAAGAATGGCAAATGGAACAATGAGATCATTCTTTATTGCAGACAAACTAACCATAGACACCTCATGGTCAATGCTTCCATCAAGATCATTTAGTTCTATACCTAATTTTAATCAAGCAAACGCTTCTACATCTCTTAGTCAAAAGTCTCCAGACGCAGATGGCCTAGGTCCAGAAACTCAATACACTGTTGATGGCGGAGCTGGTGGCATAGATCTTTTGAATTGGTATGAAAATCATAAAGGACCTTTTTGGGTATTGCTTGGTTACGACAAATATTCTACTTTTGCTAACGACAAAAATCTTAGAGGTTATTCTGAAGCTCGTCAAATGTTTGTGTCAAGTTTTAATTACTCAGTTGTAAAGCGTGGTGGAAATAATTTTGATATGTGGAATGTTTCTGTTACTCTGGAAGAGGTCTAAGTGTTTCAGAATGATGAGCTAAAAAATCATCTGGAAACATCTTTTTCAGTTGAGTCTGCGACAGCGGTAGTTGCAGAATGGAATATGAATAGTCCAGATAATATTCAAAAAATAGGTAACTATAGATATAGGAAGAATAGTGCACAGTATAGTGTACTTCCAAATATTTTTGACGCATATGATTCTGGAAATTTTTATACTGGTGCCACAGATGCAGACATTGGTGTACAAGATGGTTTTGAAGAAGATGGAACTACCCCACAAATTTTTATTTATCCAAAAGATAAAGAAAAAATGTTATATTCTTTAGAAGATTGTTTAAAACCATTTAGGCCAAGGTCTGGTATAAACAAGTTGTCGTATTTTAATAATAAATATTTATCTTTTCCAAATGTAAATATGTTTTTGCGTCCAAGATATTACATGCCAACCAAAGATGATGAATTTAAATATTGGAGATCTTATAGGACTGAAACTGATCCTATAACCAACATAAGCTCTGAGTATGGAATATCAAAAAATAGTGCTGCTGGCATTGTTGGTAACCACACTATTGAAGACACAAATCCTTTTGTAGTATATAAAGAACCAGTTCCAGCAAACAGAATTGTTGTAAAACTTCAAACTCATGTTGGTAGTATAGACTTGGGACCATTCAGATCTCCTGGCGGATTAACAATAGACGATCCATTTTTTGGAGAATCTAAAAAAACTGTACCATCAAGATTTAAAGTTGAATACTTAAACGAGCTTGATCAGTGGGTATCTGCTTATAGTTTTGACGAAACATCCCTTAGAGATGACAACACAAGCCCTATATTCAATGCAGATGGACACCTAAGCCTTGAGTATGGAATTGAAATTCCTTCTGAATATAAAAATAATTTTGTACTTGTTGATACAATTAGAAGTGCCGTAACATTGCCAGCAATCAACACTCTTGGTAAAGCATACCTAGTTGTTTCAACAGAAAACTCAAAGGGAGTTTTGCATATTTTTAATGGCGAAGACTATGACACAATCACTCCATCTTATAGATGGTTTATTGGTAGTGACGAGCTATATGAAAATACACATTTTGTAACTGACTTTACTAATCCATCATACTATGTAGAAAATGAAAATGATAACAACACATATAGGGAGTTTGTATTTTTAAAGGGTATTCGCTTAGTTGTAGAAACAATGAATATTCCAAACACTACATTAGAGCTTATTGAAATATCACCAAGACTAGTAGCAAATTTATCTAACAGCATTATATCTTTTGACATAACAAAAGCAGCAGCTGACTTAGCATCATCTGCTTTACCAGTAGGACAAATAATGGCTGGGACTGGAAGCTTAAGCCTATTTGATAATGATCAATCTTTTAATCCAAACAATGAATGGAACTTTGATAGTCAAAGTGGTAGTATTATTGCTAAGCATATTCAAAAAAATATTAAGTTTGTGTTTTATGATGTTATAAAAAATGTAAATGATTCAAACTATTATGTCCCAATTAAAACTTTATACTCTGAAGGTTTCCCTGAGCGCAATGCACAAACAGGAGAAACCACTCTTACGCTAAGAGATTTTTACTTTTATTTTGAATCACTAAAAGCTCCAAGAATATTATTAACTGAGGTATCTTTAAGTCAGGCAATTTGTATCCTGTTAGACTCAATTGGATTTTCTAATTATGTGTTTAAAAGAAAAGTCAATTCGTTAGATCCAGTTATTCCAAACTTTTTTATTCCGCCAGAACAAAGCATTGCAGAAACCTTAGCTCAACTATCAAGAGCAACTCAGTCAGCAATGTTCTTTGACGAATATAATAATTTTGTGGTAATGACAAAAGAATATATTTTGGATGAGTCTACTGAAAGATCTTTAGATACAACAATATATGGATCATCAGTAGATGGAAAGCTTCCAAACATTATTGAAATTTCCTCTCAAGACAAATCTGTTTTTAATGCTGGAACTATTAATTTTACTTCAAGACAAATTGCCAGAACTGCTGGAACTATTCAGCAAAATCAATTTGTAGATAGAAGTTATGTATACAAGCCATCTCTATTGTGGGAGGCAGCTGGAAGCTCAAAAACATCTTCTGCTAATGCTGGAAATCAGACTGGTTATGTTTTGTCAGCACTGCCGCTAAATGCTGACCTATCAGATTCTGTTCCATCCGTATCTGTTAATGGTGAACTAATTAATAATACTTTTGATGTTGGAGAAAACGCTTATTGGATCGCAAGGTTCCAAGGATTGCTTTATTCTAATGGAGAAATAATTAAGTACGATGCTGTTGAATATAATGTTTCTGGTATTGGCGATGTCTGGATATCAGATAACCTTGAATATCAAAATTACTTTTCAAAAATACCATTTAATGGAAAAATTTATCCAACGGGACTTGTTAGAATTTTTGCTGATCCATATTATGAAACAATTACTGGCATAACAATAACAGAAAACAATAGGCTAATTGATGCTCCAATAAAACTTAAACCTGGTGATGTATTGTCTCATGGCCGTGGTCAGTTTGGAACACCAGTAGTAAGTCATAAAGCTGGACTAGATGCATACTGGACAAACAATGATAACATTCAAGGTTGTGAAATGAGAAGTGATTTACTTTTTACTACTGACTTTAATCCATCATTGCCAACAACAGAACTTGGAGAAGCTGGAGTAGCAAAAACAACTGCAGAAAAAACTCAAAGAAATGGAATTATCAGAAACTTTTTGTCTTCAAAATATTCTACAGAAACAGACGTTTCTTCTTTAAAAACAACTAAAGCAGCTACAATTCAGTCATCAGCCTTGGTAATGAATGGTCCATCATTTGCTCCCGCCTCTACTCCAAGAGATCATATTTCTTATGTTCACAAAAAACTCAATAAAGCATACAAACACTTTGGAACCAGACTTAGAATCATTGGTAAAGTTGAAGCAGCAGGAAATAGGTCTCAAACAATTGTGGGTGGAATGACATATCTTAATATAGCTGGTACTGATCCAACACAAACCATATCTGTTGGTGGTGGCTCAGCTGGAATAAATTTAGTAAATCCATTAACAAACAACGGATACTATTTTGAGATAGCAGCCTTAACTACCTCTAACATAGAAGAGCTAATACAAAAAAATGATAATGGAGAAGCAACCACATTAGTTGAAAATATTCTTTTCTATAAAATAAAGAAAGATGCAAATACAGGATTTTTGGGTGGAGGAACTCCCATAATAACACAAGTTGGACCAGGAACATCAATTTCTTATCGTATTGTTGGAGGTGTTACACCAATAGCTGGAACTTTAAATAGTCCAAAAACTATTCCAGATCCCGAAAGAACTTTTGGTCCAGGAACAGTCTCATCCATATCTCAAGTAGGAGTTACTTCAGTTTGGAATGCAATAGTTACTTTAACTGGAGAAGGCAAAACTACGTCTGCATTGCGTATAGGAGATAAGATAACAGCTACTGCAGGCACTGGAACTTTGTTTGGAGGGTCTCCAACTTCTGTAGAAGTAACGTCAATTAATGAAAGCACTAGAGCAATTAGTTATCGTGTTACTGGAGGAACAGCCCCTACTGTAGGAAATGTAACTGCCATAAAAACTATTGTAGAGTCTGAAATAATTTTTGGAGAAATTGGAGTTGTTCAAGACATAACTCAACCAACACCAATAGTGTTTGGAGCTACTGGAACAGTCTCAAGCATAGAATCATTTGATGGTGGAGTTTTTAGAGCAACTCTAAGTGGGCTAACCTCCACCTCTCAGCTAGATGTTGGTGACCAAATAATAGCAACTGCAGGCACTGGAACTTTATTTGGCGGCACCCCAACATCTGTTTTGATTGAAAAAATTAATAGCTCTACCTCAATAAATTATCTTGTTACTGGAGGAACTACACCTACGGCTGGCACAGTAACTAATGCAAGAACAACTGTAGACTATACTACTGTTTGGGATGCAAGACTAACTGGACTAACATCAACTTCTGGATTACGTGTTGGAGATAGGATAAGTGCAACAGCAGGAACAGCAACTAAAGCAGTTCCAGTTAAGCTATGGGGTGGAATTGGAAATATTGTTGTAGATGATGGAAACTTTGCTGGACAGTATAGGCTTACAGGTGAGGAAAATCCAACGGTATACGACTTAGCTATTGAATACGTTGACATTAATGCAACAAGAAGAGATTTCTATTTATATATAAATCAACAGCTAGTAGGAAGAGTAACAGATGATGATCCACTTCCAATAGTAAACTCATCAGTTGGTCTTTTTGTTCGTGGAAATGCAAGGGCCATGTTTGAAAATATTTATGCCCTTGGTAAAAACTATGCAACAAATACTGTGTTTGATACAAACGTTCCAATAGCAAAAGTTTTTGGGGACTCTGACAATCAGGTTAATGCTATTGAGTCTCTTAGTAAATATGCCTTAAGTGGTATTGTACAAAATACATATCTAAGTGATATAAGTTCTACGTCTACCCCAGGATATGACTTATACTTTGAAGAATTTGGAACTATTATGCGTGAAGCTGCATACTTTAATATTAAATATGAACGTGCCTACCCAGCACTATATGCTAAGATTGCCCCAACATTTAATAGATTAAAAGGATATACTGTTTCTGGCTTTACCGCAGATTCTTATGGAGCAGAATTTTTAGTATTTAACAACACTGATTCACTCTTACTGTTAGATTCTAGTACAAATAATTCACTTAGAATTTTAGGTATTGCCTTTACTGGTGAAAACACTACAAGTGTAACCGTTGATGATTTTTTAAAAAGAAGAGGAAACACTTCAGATCCAGAAATCAAAGGATCTGTAATAACTGAATCTCCCTTTAAGTTTACAGAGCAATACGAAAAAATTAGACAGAGCAGAATTCTTTATGGTAAAAATGATTTTACCCTAGATTCTATATATATACAAGATTTAGACACTGCAGAAAATTTGTTAGAGTGGATAATTGATAAAAATATTAGGCCACGTAAATCAATTGGTTTGGATATTTTTTCAATGCCAACCCTACAACTTGGAGACTTAGTCAATGTTTACTATAAAGATTCAGACGGTATTGACCTAATAACTCCAGACTCTGTTAGATATGTAGTATATAATATTAGCTATCGTAGGTCTGTTAGTGGACCCGAAATGACTGTTTATTTGAGTGAGGTATAGTAATGGGACTTGCAGACAACAAAGAAAGAGAGGCTAGAGCAGCCAGAGCAGCAGCTGAGTTAGCAAGGCAAAGGGCAGCAGCAGCTAGGCATCACGCAGCAGTAGCAGACGAAAGAGCAAGAGCCTACGCAGCAGCTCAGCAAAGAAGTAATGGGCCTAGAGGTCCTAGCAGTAACACTAGGAGTAACACTAATAGTGGGGGAAATAACACAGGAAGAAATAACGGTGGGACTCAGACCTCCCCATCACCAGCACCTGTTGCAGCTAGCCCAGTAATAAGCAAACCAGCACCAACCCCACCAACACTAAATCTTCCAGACCCGCCACAATATACAGGAATCAAAAGCGCACCAATTGATACTATAGAGTTTATTGATGAAACGTTTAGCGATAATCTTATCATTGACTTATTGTTTGAAGATGTTGGTGGTCAAGAACTCTTAACTATTGCAAGAAATGATACAGTTAATGGTCAAAGTGTTATCTATCAGCCCTTTAAAAATCTGGGAATCTTGCAAGAAACCTATAATCCAACTACCCTACTAAGGTTGCAAGAAACATCAGACAAGTTTTTTTCAAACTTTTTAATTAACTTAAGAAGTAAAATTCCAAATGTTGGTCGTGGACCAAATGGAGCAACATTCTATCTTGAATCCGAAGGGCAAACTGGAAACGCTATTATAGAGTTTATTAATATAAGATCTGACGAACAAATAGAAATTCAAATTGCCAGTGCTGGTATAATAGAAGAGATAGGAGCTTAAACATGATAACTAATACTGGAAAAAGCATTATTGCAAAGTATCTCATTGGAGACACTCCAGCATATGCTTCATATGTAGCAGTTGGATGTGGGGCTGCTCCAATAGACACTGGCATAAAATCTGGAGTATCAACTGCAACATTGTCTGGAACAATTTCATCTACAACTTTGGCAACACAAGTTACTGGTCTTTCGTCTACTGTTGGATTAGTTGTAGGAATGACGGTTACAAGAATTTCGGGTGGCGATACAACAATAACTAGCATTGATGGCCCAACAGCAATTACAGTAACATCAGAAACCACAAACACAGTTGGGAATCTTACGTTTAGAACTGGAGGGGTTGCACAAGTTTTATCTGCAGCATCTACAGAAGAATTGTGGGTGGGTGCAAAAATACAAATAATCGGTGGCACTGGAGCATTTGGCACAACCGATGTCATCATTACAACAATCAGATCTGGAACAGATTTTGTAGTTACTCCAGGACCAACAACAAATCTTTCTGGAGCAACTTTATACTTACAAATTGATCCAAACAAAAATGTTTTAGATTTTGAAATGCTTCGTGTTCCAATTTCTTCACGTGGATATGTAAATGACGATGGTGTTAATAAAATTATTTTAACTGCACAGCTACCAACTGAAGAGAGATATGAAATTTCAGAAATTGGAATTTATTCTGCAGGATCTAACTCAGCAGCAGGAAGATACGACAGTAAAACAATATCTGCTTTTTCTGGCGAAGAGCCTTGGCAACTAGTTTCTAGTAATAGCGTAAGCAATGCATCTTCAATAAATTCAAACTTTGTTGAAGCTCAAAACTCTATCATCAATGGCTCTAACGTCATTAGCGTTGATCTTGAAGGCACATCAGGTCCAGAAACATTACAGCCTATAGCAATTAAAACTACAACAAGCAATGGTATTTTTTCTAATGATAAAAGAGTACAGAGATATGAAAGACCAAGATATCTCTCAAATGTTTTATTGCTAAAGGGAAATAGTTCTTACACATACTCTAACGATGAAGACTTTTTAACATATAACGGAACTCCAAACTTTTTACAGATTACTGGACTGCCCACAGATCTAAGTAAAAATTCATCATCAGATTTGATAAAGCTAGCGTTTTCTATAGTTGCTGTAAATGGAGAGTCTAACGATATTCCAGATTCTGCAAATATCATTGTTGAATTTAGTAATACTGATAGAACTCAATATGCATGGATGCAAATTGAAGCAAAAAAAGAACAACACTATTCTATCAACAATAGATATGTTGTTGCAACAAAAAGACTAGATGAGCTATTTTATAATACTGGACAATTTTCCTGGAAAAATGTTTCAATTGTTAGAATTTATGCAACGACTACTGATACAATTTCAATAACCAACAAAGCACTAACAACTAATGTTGCAACCCTTACAACAAGCGAAAATCATTCTTTTACAACAGGCGATTATGTAAAAATTAGCGGCATTGATTCAATTTTTAATGGCATCCATTTAATTACTGGAACACCAACAGCAACTACATTTACTTATGCTAAAACTAATGGAAACGTTACTTCAGCAGCGCTAAGTCCAAATGGAGAAGCACAATACGCAAGTGGTGAATTTTACATTTCGCTAGACGCCTTAAGGCTTGATAACGTAAACACTGTAAATCCTTTGTATGGACTAACTGGATATTCTATTATTCAAAATTCTGATGCAACTACAGTTGTAAAGTCTCAAAATACTAGCAATTATATTGAATATAGATTTATATTGGATGTGACCTAGTGGCTGATTCTGGAATTAAAAAAGTTATTATTAAAAAAGAAGACTTTCCCCCTTTAGCAAAGTTAGCAGAAGATGTTTATGGACACCTTCTAAGATACCGTATTGTGTCAGAAGACAGAAATAAGTTTTCTCACTGGTCAGAAATAACACCATTAACAGTTTTTTCTTTACAGTCTTTGCCACCACAAGTTTCAGGAGAATTAACAGTTTCTGGTTCATCAGTTACAATTGTTTGGGATGATGAAGTTAATCGTCCAAGGTATGATATTTTTGTTAGTTTTGATGGCGACCCCTTTTTTTATCACGGAACATCGCCAATTCATACTTATTCAATAATAGCTCCAGCTGGAACGACTTCAATAGAAGTTGTTATACAGATTGAAAGCATTGTTAAAGAAATATCACAAGTCTTGACAATATGTGAGCTAGACAATATAATAGAATCATAAGGAGAAAAACATGGCAAAAATACCACTACCTGAACGAGGGCAGCCAATTGACGTTAGTTATATTTACCAGATTACTAATGCTGTAAATCAACTATCTGACCAGCTTTCAACAACTGGATATAATTATACAAGCATTGATACAACATCAGCTGGAAAACAAGATATTAAAACTTCAGAAGTAAGAATGATTGGTGGATCTGTTAACATTCCAGCTGGACAAGCATTGGCTGGATCTACAAAAACTTTTGAGTATCCATTTAACGCAAATTTTAAATACACACCAATCGTAACTGCAACAATTGTAAATACTGGAGGTGTTAATACTGCAGGAGATGGAGCTACTGTTGTGCTAACAAGTGTTGATGCAAATGGATTAACTGGTTTAGTTAGGTTTGATACTGCTGGAAATGCATCCACAACAGTTAATCTAATTATAATCGGAATTCCAAATTAATGCAAGAAAAACAAAAACGTCTTTTAGTAGAAACTTATAATAGCGACCCAGCAATTTCTGGCAATAAAAAAGTTTGGTTCTTAAATGGAGATCTTGTAAGACCACATCACACAAGTCGCTCTACTGGAATGGTTACATTTTATAATATAACTAAAGATAGAATGGAAACTTGTTTTACCTCAGATTTTAAACGCAATAGAGAACGTGCATATACAGTAGGAGAAACTGCTAAGTTAGTTAATCGTCATAAAAAGTATATGCCAAGCTTGATGAAAAGGGGAGTAATCCCAGAGCCTATGGGTTCATCTAAGGATGGAAAAACTGGGTGGCAGATAAGAAGCTACTACTCAGAATCACAAGTCAAAGAAATTCGCAGTATCCTAGCGTCAATACACATTGGTCAACCAAGAAAAGATGGTCTTATTACTAACAATATGACCCCTACCAATCAAGAGTTGACAAGGCGCATGGGAGATGGTATACTGACTTATACAAGAACAGAAGATGGTAGATACATTCCTGTTTGGAGCGAATCAATATAATGCCTGGAGGGGTAAATAAATGAACAACGAAGACACCAAGGTAAACGTTACACTAGGTTATACACTTAACCTAGGCAACTTTCAGTCTCTAAGAGTTGATATTGGCGTTGTTGACTCACGTCGTGATAGTGAGACTGTCAATGAAGCTTTTGAGCGTGTCTACAGTTTTGTAGAAGCAAAACTTGCAGACAAAATTAACGAAGCTAAGACTGAGATAGACGAATAGTGGCAGCTCGCAAAGACCGTATGGCTTTGCTAGGCACCTACTCTAGTCAACACTTGAAGAAGTATGGTGCTAAGCCATTACTAAATTTAAATTCAGAACAATGGGCAGCTGACGCTGTTATTGAGTCTTTTGGTCTTGACTTATCCCTAAGACTAGTGTACTATTATTTTGAAGTAGCACAAACCAACAGCTGGACATTTTATGCTTACAATGCAGAAAAACTTTTGCAAGCAATGGATGAAAAGGCTAAAGATGAAAGAGAACGAGCAGAGCGTAGAGAGATGGCAAAAAGGTGGCTAAGTGAGTAGCACAGAGTCAAAGGTAATATCAGCACTACTTGAAGATAAGCAGATGCATGTCTTGCTACAAGCTGATGTAGAAAAGCTACTCAGGACCCATGGAGACATCTGGGAATTCATTCGTAAGTATTTTGAAATTAATCAAGCAGTTCCTCCAAAAGATTTGGTTATTGAAAAGTTTCGTGACTTTGCTGTAGATGAGAACATAGGATCAACAAAGCATCATCTAGAAGAGTTGCAAGGTGAGTATCTAACAGATAGCCTAAAAGATATTCTTCGTGTTGCTGCAGGAGAGGTCCAGTCTGGTGAGGGCAACAAAGCTCTTGAAGAACTTATTACAAAAACATCAGAACTAAAAAAGAATACAGCAACTATTCGTGACATTGATGTTACAGATCTTGCCTCAACAATTGCATACTTTGAAAATGTAAAAGCACAAAGAGCTCTAGGTATAACTGGTATTAAAACCAATTTGCCAGGATTTGATAATTATCTACCATCTGGAATTATGCCAGGACAGCTTGGGGTATTCCTGGCTTATCCAGGTATTGGTAAGTCCTGGATGGCTTTATATTTTGCGGTACAGGCATGGAAGCAAGGCAAGTCACCACTAATCATTTCCCTAGAGATGTCAGAGACAGAAGTTCGTAATCGTGTTCTAACGATTATGGGAGAAGGCATTTGGTCACATCGTAAGATTAGCAATGGTGAGATTGAGCTAGACATGTTAAAGAAGTGGTATGACGTTGAGATGACAGGTAAACCAGAGTTTCATATTATCTCTAATGATTCTGGTGGAGAAATTAACCCATCAGTTGTTCGTGGAAAAATTGATCAATATAGGCCTGACTTTATTATTGTTGACTATCTACAGCTTATGTCTCCAAACCAAAGGTCTGAGAATGAAGTTGTTCGCATGAAGAATTTGTCTCGTGAGTTAAAGCTTCTAGCTATTGGTGAAGAAGTTCCTATTATTGCTATCTCATCAGCTACCCCTGACGATGTGAATGACTTGAGTGGTGTTCCTACTCTAGGTCAGACTGCATGGTCACGTCAGATTGCCTACGATGCTGACTGGGTTTTAGCACTTGGTCGTGCTACAAATAGTGATATCATAGAGTGTGCCTTTCGTAAAAACAGAAATGGTTTTATGGGAGACTTCTTTGTCCAAGCAGACTTTGACAAGGGATACTACAGGTACAAAGACATGGAAGACAACTAGAGGACAACACCCAGATGAAAAGAAAAGAAGTTTACACAAAAGAACAGATTAAACGTGTCTTAACTGGCGCAGGTGTAGACATCATGTCTGAGGTTGATTCTGATTATATTATATTTTGTCCTTACCACAACAACTCAAGAACTCCAGCAGGAGAAGTTGATAAGTCTTCAGGATTATTTTATTGCTTTGCTTGCCAACACGTAACAGATCTTACTCAGCTAGTTATGACAATGAGTGGCAGAACATATTTTGAGGCAGCAAGATACATTAAAAGCAAAGAGACTCTTGCAGACTTAGCCTATGACATTGAAAAACAATTACATGAAAAACCAGTCTACAATCAGTATGACCAAGTTTTGATTAAGCGTTTAAACTCACAAGCTCTAGAGTCTCCACGTGCAATGAGATACTATGAAGGCAGACTTATAACAGAAGATTCTGTTAAAAAGTTTTCTTTGGGATTTTCTGAAAAGCAAGACATGGTTACAATACCAGTTCATTCTCCAGATGGTATGGAGGTTGGTTTTGTTGGCAGATCAATTGAGGGAAAAGACTTTAAGAACACACCAGGACTACCAAAGAGCAAAGTTCTCTTTAATCTACACAGGGTTAAAACGTCAAGCAAGGTCTATATTGTAGAGTCTTCCTTTGATGTTATTCGTTTAGACCAGTGTGGATTTCCAGCGGTAGCTACATTAGGAGCCAACGTATCTAATGTACAAATAGACCTACTACAAAAATACTTCAATAACATTATAGTTATTGCAGACAATGATGAAGCAGGCGGTAACATGAAATCCAAGATTGTAGAACGTCTTGGTGCTCGTGTTAGCGTGATACAACTAGATAAACAATATAAAGATATTGGTGATATGACAAATGAAGATATTAAAAACCTTGATGAATCATTTGACAAAGCCATACTAAACATGCTAAACTAAAAATAAGAAAACACATAAGGAGAAATAAAACATGAGCATTGTAAAAGGACTAGCAAACATTAATGCATTACTAGATAGCAAGCCAAAGTCAGACCCATCTGCAGGGCCAAAGGTTCGTTGGGTAAAGCTAGCTGATGGACAATCTGCAAAGATTCGTTTCATTGAAGAGCTAGATGCTGATTCATCTGGATACGACGCAAGTCGTGGTCTAGCTGTTGTGGTTAAGGAACACACAAATCCAAAAGATTACAAGCGTAAGGCTTTAGACACCATGGATAGCGAAGGTCGTGACTGGGCAGAAGAGATGCACCGTAAGGATCCAAAGGCTGGCTGGAGAGCACGTCTTCGTTTCTACTGCAACGTAGTCATTGACGATGGTCTAGAGCCACCATATGTTGCTGTATGGTCTCAGGGTATTTCAAAGCAATCAGCATTTGACACTATTCGTGAATATGCTCTAGAGACTGGATCAATTTCAAACCTACAGTGGAAGCTGAAGCGTAATGGTCAGGGTATTGAAACAAACTATACTCTAATTCCAACCGCACCAGACACAGAACCTTTTGACTGGACTGGCATTGAGCCGTTTAATCTAGACAAGGTTGTTCGCCACGTTCCATACGCAGAGCAAGAGAGCTTCTACCTAGGCTTTGATGGCCCAGGTGCTGCAACTACTAGCAACGCTGACTGGTAAAAAGTTGAGCTGGGTATCTCCTAAAACTACCCATCTCAAAACTTTATTTAACTAACGAAGGACATTAATGAACTACGCTGGACTACACGTTCACACCCACTACTCTCTATTTGATGGAATTGCAACGCCACAGGAGTACGTAGACCGTGCAGCTGAGCTAGGTATGCCAGCCATTGCAATCACTGACCACGGCTCTTTGTCTGGTCATCGTGAGATGTATCGTGCTGCAAAAGAAAAGGGTATCAAGCCAATTCTTGGAATTGAGGGGTACATAACTAAAGACCGTCATGACCACACAGACAAGAAAGCAAAGAATGACCCACTAGATCTTAACTACAACCACTTAGTTATTCTTGCTAAGAACAAGAAAGGTTTGGAAAACCTTAACAAGCTAAATGAAATTGCATGGACAGAAGGTTTCTACAAGAAGCCAAGAATTGACTGGGAGATTCTTCAAGAATACAAAGAAGGTCTAATAATTACTTCTGGATGCCTTTCTGGTGTCCTAGCTAAAGCAATTGAAGCAGATGAACTAGCCTATGCAAAAGAACATATTCAGTGGTGCAAGTCTACCTTTGGTGAAGATTATTACCTAGAGGTAATGCCTCACAATCCTCCAGAGATTAACAAGACCATTCTTAATCTAGCAGATGAGTTTAAAATTACTCCAGTTGTAACTCCTGACTGTCACCACTCTGACCCATCTCAGGCAGAAATTCAAGAGCTAAAGCTTATTCTTAACTCATACTCTAACAAGACTGAAAAGGATGTTACCTATGAGAAGTCTTGCAAGCATGACAATTTAATGGACCGTCTTGATTATCTATATGGTGCAGACCGTCAGATGTCATTTAAAAACTTTGAGATTCATTTGCTTTCCTATGAAGAGATGAAAGCAGCTATGGAAAAGCAAGGTATTGATCGTGAAGATATGTATCAAGCAACTCTTGACATCGTAGATAAAATAGAAGACTATGACATTCAAGACTACCAAGACCTTCTTCCAGTACAATATAAAAATCCTAATGCAGAACTAAGAACTCTTGCATTAGAAGGGTTAACCCAAATGGGACTAGACAAAGATCAGGTATATCTTGACCGAATTGAAGAAGAGATGAAAGTTATTGAAGATAAAAACTTTGGTCCTTACTTCTTGGTAGTTCGCTCTATGATTGCATGGGCAAAGAAAGAAAACATTATGGTAGGCCCAGGTCGTGGTTCTGCTGCAGGCTCCTTGCTTTGTTATACACTAGGCATTACTGACATTGATCCTATCAAACATGGCTTACTGTTTTTCCGTTTTATTAATCCAGAACGTAATGACTTCCCAGACATTGATACAGACATCCAGGACAACCGTCGTGATGAAGTAAAAGACTACTTAGTTAGACAATACAAACACGTAGCTTCTATCGCAACCTTCCTTACCTTTAAAGACAAAGGTGTTGTTCGTGACATTGCTCGTGTGCTAAACATTCCACTTGTTGATGTCAACAAAGTTATGAAAGTTGTTGATACTTGGGATGATTACTGTAACTCTAAACAGGCTGAATGGTTCCGTGAAAAGTATCCAGAAATTGAAAAGTATGGAGACCAGCTACGTGGTCGTATTCGTGGCACTGGTATTCACGCTGCTGGTGTTGTAACATCTAAGCAACCTATCTTTAAGTTTGCTCCTATGGAAACTCGCACGGCACCAGGAACAAAAGAACGTATCCCAGTAGTAGCAGTAGACATGGCAGAAGCAGAACGTATTGGTCTAATTAAGATTGATGCTCTAGGTCTAAAGACCTTGTCTGTTATTCAAGACACTATTAAGATTGTTGAAGAGCGTAATGGAACCAAGGTTGATCTTCATAAGATTAATATGGAAGATGCCAATGTTTATCGTATGCTTTCTGATGGATACACTAAAGGTGTTTTCCAGTGTGAAGCTACACCATATACAAACTTGCTTGTTAAGATGGGTGTAAAAAACTTTGCAGAACTTGCTGCGTCTAACGCACTTGTTCGTCCAGGTGCTATGAACACTATTGGAAAAGATTACATTGCTCGTAAACATGGTAAGCAAAACATTAGCTATCACCACCAAGTAATGAAAACATTTACACAAGAAACATATGGATGTATTTTGTACCAAGAGCAGGTTATGCAAGCCTGTACAGAGCTTGGTGGAATGACCATGGCAGAAGCTGACCAAGTTCGTAAGATTATTGGTAAGAAAAAAGATGCTAAAGAGTTTGACAAGTTTAAAGACAAGTTCGTTGAAGGTGCATCAAAGTTCTTATCTCCTAACGATGCAAAAGACTTGTGGCACGACTTTGAAGCACACGCAGGTTACTCCTTTAACAAGTCTCACGCTGTAGCATATTCAACATTGTCATACTGGACAGCTTGGTTAAAGTACTATCACCCTCTAGAGTTTATGTTTGCTATTCTAAAGAATGAGAGCGACAAGGATGCTCGTACAGAATATCTTATTGAAGCAAAGCGTATGAATATTAAGGTAAAGCTTCCTCACATCAACGACTCCGATGCTGACTTTAAGATTGAGGGTAAGGGAATTAGGTTTGGACTAACAGCAATCAAGTACATTAGTGATAACATTGCTAACAAGTACATGGATGCACGTCCATTCAGAGACTACAAGCACCTAGAAGAGTTTACCTTTACAAAAGGTAGTGGCGTAAACAGTCGTGCTCTTGCTGCTCTTAGGGCTGTGGGTGGAGCAACCTTTACTGACAACCCACGTAATGACGAAGAGATCCGTCAAAACTTATATGAGTATCTAAATCTTCCAGAGTTTCAAACTTCTGTGCCACAGCACTACTATGCCTTTATGGATGAGGTCTGTGACTTTGAAGAAAAGGGTGCATTTATTCTTATGGGAATGATCAAAACAATTAAGCGTGGCAAAGGTTGGTCACGTGTTGAAATACTAGATAAAACTGGAAGTGTAGGTATCTTTGATGATGAACAAACAAGTATTGAGTCTGGCAAAACTTATGTTCTTTTATGCAGCGATAATCGTATTGTTACTGCCATCCCTGCTGACGAGACTAGGAGTTCTGAATCTGGACTTGTAAAGATTCTTAACTACCGCCAGCTTCCTTATAAAGACGAAGAACTATTTGTTGTTTCTTTTAAGCCAAGAATTACAAAGGCTGGAAAGAAGATGGCATCCTTAGTATTAGCCGATACTGATCGTAAGTTACACTCAGTTACAGTATTCCCAACATCTTTTGCTAGGGCATACATGAAGATTGAAGAAGGACACTCTTATAAATTTTCTTTTGGAAAAACAAAAGATGGAACAGTAATAATGGAGGATGTAGAATAATGATTCATCTGTCACTAGATGGTATGGCAAAAGAGATTCACAAAACAGCAGTGGAAAAAGGATTTTGGCCTAACAAGATTGATGACATTTTTGTCACTAAACAATTAATGATGATTGTATCAGAAGCTGTTGAGGTTATGGAAGCTATTCGTAAAGACAAGGGCAAGCAAGAAGTAGCTGATGAAATGGCAGACATTATCATTAGAACTCTTGACTTGTATCAGGGGCTAAGAAATCACGGTTATGTTGATGGAGAGCTTCAAGTAGCACTAAATAATAAGACTGACTTTAATAAGTCACGTCCAGAAAGACATGGAGTAAAGTTTTAATGACAACTATTGAAGAAGCGTTCGCATCACTAGATCCAAAGCTACGTAAGAGACTTTCTAATGGAGCAGGATTTAAAACAGAATATCAAAAAACACCAAGCCCAGGACTAAACCGTGCTCTTAGTGGTGGACTGCCTTATGGTAGACAAGTTCTTATTTGGGGAAGCAAGTCAAGTGCAAAGTCATCCTTATGTTTGCAAATGATTAGTATTGCACAAAAAGAAGGAAAGCTCTGTGCTTGGATTGATGCCGAGATGTCTTATTCAGAAGATTGGGCAAAAAGTTTAGGGGTAGATACTGATAACTTAATTGTATCTCAAGCAAGAACCATTAATGAAATGGTTGAGGTTGGCACAGGCTTGATGAATGCTGGAGTAGATATAATTGTAATTGACTCAATCACATCTTTGCTACCAGCCATTTACTTTGAAAAAGGAACTGACGAGCTTAAAGAATTAGAAAATACTAAACAAATTGGAGCAGAGTCAAGGGACTTTAGTAATGCGTGGAAGATGCTCAACTATGCAAATAATAAAGTTAAGCCTACGCTACTTGTCTTAATTAGTCAGAGTCGTAATAATATTAGTGCAATGTATACAAGTCAGCAACCAAGTGGTGGCCAGGCTACTAAATTTTATTCTTCATCTGTCATTAAACTATTTAGCTCTGAGTCTGACAATCAGGCTATCAAGGGTAAGATTCCTGTTGGAGATAAGCTAATTGAGGAAAAGATTGGTAGAAAAATTCGTTGGGAATTGCAGTTTAGTAAAACGAGTCCTGGCTTTCAGAGTGGCGAATATGATTTCTATTTTAGAGGTAACATGGTTGGTATTGATGTCATTGCTGATTTGGTTGATACAGCAGAACTTATGGGCATTGTAGAAAGAACTGGTGCTTGGTATATTCTTCCTGACGGCTCTAAGGTACAGGGTAGAGATGGTTTTATAAGTCGTGTGCGTGAAGACCTTGAGCTCCAAGGTTCAATCAGAGATCAGGTAAATGGCGTTGAATCAGCAAAATAACCAAACGTTCTATACTCATCCTGGAAAGTTCTTGTGTCAAAGATGTAAAGAAGAAGTGCCAACTCTACGTCTTTGGAAAGATACTCTAGATCTAACTTGGCAATGTTCAAAAAAACATGTATCAAGAGTTAGTCTTGCTAAGAAAACAAAAAAGGATTATCTTGAGCGAAAAGTCTGAAAGCAAAAGAATTGGAGCCAAGCTTCATAAAAATTCTGGAAGAGGAACTCACAAGGGGGATGCAACCTTTGAGACTTTTACTGTAGACTTTAAAGAGGTTGGGAAAAGCTTTACTCTTAATAAAGATGTTTGGGCTAAGGCAACTACTGATGCAATTCGTAATGGTAATGATCCAGCCATCATTGTAGTAATTGGCGAGGGTACGCCAAAGACAAGACTTGCTATAATAGAATTAGGAATACTAGAACAATTAACAGGAGAAAAATAATGGAACAAGATAAAACAACAATAGACATGGTTAATGGTTTGTCAGAAATTGCTGACTACATGAACGACGAAGAACTAACGCAGGCTCTTACCTTTATTGCTAAGGTTATTATTAAGCCAGATATCCCACTTAACGTAGTAACGATTGAGATTGTAAGACTGCAGGCAATTGCCGCTAAAATGGCCTTCAGAGCCACCTGGATGGCCAATGTGGACAAGTCAGACCGTGGGAAGAAAAACCTATACTATACCGCAGCAGAGGCTATAAATAGTTTAGTATCTGCCTTGAAGTATATTACTCGCTAGTGTATAATAGAACTCTAAGAGAAAAGAAAAATAATAATGGCTAAAAATTTTTTACAAGAAGTAATGATTAAAAAGATTGCAGATAAAAAATCATTTCTAGATAACCAAGCACTAATTGAAAAGATTAATTCTGGCTATACCGTTAATCGTATAGATAAGTTTACACAAAAGAAAACTTTTGCACCTAGCACTATCGCATTCTCTCATGGAGAGTGTCCAAGATACTGGTACCTTGCTTTTGAGGGCGGAGTGTTTGAAGATAATGCAGATGCTTATGGTGGTGCCAACATGACTGCTGGTACAAAGTCTCACGAGCGTATTCAAGAAGCCATGGGAAATGTTCCAGGACTTCTGGTTGATTCAGAGTTTAAGGTTGTAGCAAATGACCCACCTATCTTTGGATTTGGCGACGTCATTCTTAACTGGGAAGGCGAAGAGCTTCTTGGTGAAATTAAGACTATGCCAATGGAAGGCTTTGAGTATCGTAAGAAAGTAGGTAAGCCCAAGACTGGTCACCTCATTCAACTTCTTATTTACATGAAGATTCTTAAAAAAGCAAAAGCAGTTCTTATTTATGAAAACAAGAACAATCACGACTTGTTGATTCTTCCTGTTGAAGTAAATGATTATTATAGACAATGGGTAGAAAATGCATTCCAGTGGATGAGAGACGTTCGTAAGGCGTGGGTAGACAAAACCTTACCAACAAAAAACTACAGAGCTAATTCAAAGATCTGTAAGACTTGTCCAATTTCAAAGGTATGTGCTGATGCAGGGGTTGGGTCTGTGAAGATTAAATCTCTGGAGGCATTAGTTGAAACAATGTAGTTGGTGCAGCAATCGCTTTAGTCCAAACGTACCATATCAAATATACTGCTCTTCTGTTTGTCGTGAAAGCGCAACAAAAGAAAAGATTGTTGAAAGACATAAAGAAAATAAAAGAAAAAAGAATAGCCAAAAGAATAGACTTTGTGCTGCAAACTGTGGGACAAAGCTTTCAATCTACAATGATCATATTTTGTGCAACTCATGTCATGTAGATAAAAAACAGGTTAATAAAAAGATAAGAGAGCTGAAAGGATTTATGCATGACTATCAAAACGATAATAGCTAGCAATAAGCCAAATACTATCTGCTCTATTGATGCTAGTACAAATAGTCTAGCTTTTGCTATTTTTTCTGGAAACTCTTTAGACAAGTTTGGAAAGATTAATTTTCAGGGTATGAATACATATTCAAAAGTTAAAGATGCTGCACGTAAAACATTAGCATTGTTTAAGCAATTTGACATTGATGCAATTGTAATTGAGCATACGGTATTTATTAATAGTCCAAAGACTGCTGCAGATCTTGCATTGGTACAGGGAGCGCTTCTGGGGGCTGCAGGCATAGCAGGAATCAAAGTTGCTGGAGCAGTTAATCCAATTAGCTGGCAAAGCTTTATTGGTAATGGAAAGACTACGAAAGACGCCAAGCTTTTGGTTCGTAATGAATTCCCTGGAAAATCTGACTCTTGGTATAAAAACTTTGATCGTGAATCTAGAAAACAAAAAACTATTAACTTTATTAATATTAACTATGATATAGTTGTTAGTGATAATGACGTAGCTGATGCAATTGGCATTGGTCACTGGGCTATTCATAACTGGGGAAAGTTGACAAAATAAATAATGAGTGTTAAACTATATACTAGCGATGTCTGGCTTCGCAAAAGATATGTTGTAGATAAAAAAACACCAGAGCAGATTGCAAAAGAATGTGGTGCTAGCGTTGAAACTATTTACGTTTACCTAGCAAAGTTTGGACTAAGGAAGAGTAAAAGATGAGTGTAAAAACAGAAGAAGATATCAAAAGAGTATGTCAAGAGGTCACAGATTTATTAATTTTTAAAAATAGATCTTATGGAGATTCAGCATTACATCCTTCAAGAATATTTTCAAAAACAGACAATGTAGAACAACTTTTAGTTCGCATTGATGACAAGCTTTCACGCATACAGAATGGTCACGATTGGCCAGGGGACAACGAGATTGACGACCTACTAGGATACCTTATCCTACTTAAGATTGCAAAAGAAAGATCTGTGTAGTGGTAAGGCCTAGGAGAGAAGCATTAGTATCTCCAACAGACTTTAGTACAGAGCCAAGCTTTGAGCTTAATGGTTTTACCATTAGTGCAGGAGATATTGTAAAAGTTAATGGTGAGTATGGATCTAGATTTAAAGTATGTGGACTAACCACAAATAATAAGACTGGCTCTCAATGGGTTGATTGCTTTGAGATTGTACGTGGTCAAATTGGCTCACTTAGAAGCTTTAAATCTGATAGAATTAAACGTACGCCAAAAAAGAGAGCAAAGAAATAATGTCAGTAGAAGAAAACTTAGTTAAACATCTAGATGAAGTTAACAAGGTTGTTGAAGAATACCTAAAGGGCAATGACCCTACAAAGATCTCTAAAGAGCTTGACCTGCCACGTACAAAGGTTGTAGCTCTAATTGAAGAGTGGCGACAGATGGCAGCTGATAATGCTGCTATCCGTGCACGTGCCAAAGAAGCGTTAGTTGGGGCAGACACTCATTACAATAAACTAATTGCCAAAGCCTATGAAGTAATAGATGATGCTACCACAACAGCAAACCTGGGTGCCAAGAATGGTGCAATTAAGCTTGTAATGGATATTGAAAAAACAAGAATTGATATGTTGCAAAAAGCTGGACTATTAGAAAACCAAGAACTTGCAGAAGAAATGATTGATATTGAAGAAAAACAACAGATCCTAGTTGGCATTCTTAGAGACGTGGCTTCTGAGCATCCAGAAATACGTGACAAAATTATGTCAAAACTATCTCTGGTAGCAAGAAAAGGTGAGGTAATTACCGTTGTCCACAACAATGTTTAATGATTTTTTTGAAGCTTTAAAGAATGAAAACTTTGCTGAGATTCCAGTAGACGCAAAAACATTTGTTGAGGGTGAAGCTTACCTAGGACAACCACCACTATCTCAAGTTCAGTATGATATTGTTGAAGCAATGAGCCAGATATATAAAAAAGAAGATCTAATTGATTTGATGGGAGCAATAGAGGGTGAAAAATATTACAAGAAGTATACAAAGAATGAAATTATTTTACAGCTTGGTAAAGGATCTGGTAAAGACTTTACCTCTACTGTTGCCTGTTCTTACATCGTATATAAACTCCTTTGTCTTAAGGACCCAGCGAGATACTTTGGAAAGCCAGGAGGCGATGCGATTGATATCATTAACGTGGCGATTAACGCTCAGCAAGCTAAGAACGTTTTTTTCAAAGGATTTAAATCAAAGATAGAAAGATCTCCTTGGTTTGCTGGAAAGTTTTATGCAAAGGCAGACAGCATTGAATTTGACCACTCAATCACAGTCTACTCAGGACATTCTGAACGAGAGTCTCACGAAGGACTTAACCTAATTCTGGCGGTACTTGATGAGATATCAGGATTTGCACAAGAGATTGGTACTGGTAATGACCAAGGTAAGACAGCAGATAATATTTATAAAGCTTTTCGTGCATCTGTTGACTCAAGATTTCCAGACCTAGGAAAAGTTGCACTACTATCT